AAGCGGTAGAAACGAAAACGTACTCAGCGTAAATGGAAGTTGGAAACAACTGGTAGCCAGTACCAATGTTCGGAGAAGGGATAACCTGTACCGCAGTAGCGTTAAGCGCTAGCAACTGAGCGCTTGAAAGCTGAATCGCCACCATTCCCGACCCTGCGCCGGTCAGCGATCCGATGTGCTTCCCATTTGGGAAGTCTGCGCCAAAACTCTCCGGAAACAATCCATCGTAAGGCATAATCCTCCTAGAGCAATTGCAGCGCGTAAACGTTGTAAATCAAATTTAGCAGTACGGTTCCGTTGCCAAGCGTCAAGGCTGGCGTGGTTCCTGCTAATTTCACTTCCAGCCCAAGGTTCGCACTATTGGCGTTGGTGCTGATGGGGCCGGTAGCCGCTGCAAAGTTTGTAGCCAGCGTGTTAGCACCTTGATCCACAAGGCCGGTTGCGAGCATGGACAGGATATTCACTGCCTTCCCTGTGTACTCAATCTGGAATCTGTTGTCCGCGTTACCGATGGTGAAAGCGGTGCCGCCAAACTTGTACGCCAGCGTGATAGTCGTTGGAACATACACATACCCAGCAGGAGGAGCGAGGTAAGTTGGTATGCCGCCACCGGGGACCACCGGGGGAGCAACGAGTTGCACTGCGGTTGATTGCAGCGCCAGCAGTTGCGCAGTCGTGAGCTGGTAGACCACGGCGCAATCAGTTGCGACACCCATAAGAGCAGTGCCGTTGACGCTCTCGTTAAATTGGTATTGGTCCCAGTACGGCCCTAGAATTTCGGGAGACAATCCCAATGTCTGATTTTGGAACGGAAAAACTGGTGTGGGCATCAGGCCCTACCTTTCCCCGCCGCGTATGCGTTGCCCATCATCTCCTCCGACTTCCACGGGCGCACCTCTTTGTAATCAGGGTCTTTCAACTTCTCCTGATAATTACGATGTTTGACGCCCTTCCAGGCCAGGATCGTCCTGAGTTCACCAAGAATATCGTCGGCAGACTTCCCTGATTGGTGAGGACAAACACCGAAAAATCCTTTGGCGCAGTTGCAGTTATAGCAGAGGACTTGATACTTGTCCTTCGGCCATCCTTCGCGCCGTGCCGCCCTGATAAGTTGTTGCGGCGTATCATATCGTTTCCGCTGCTCCGGTCCATCGCCTTCAATCTTATGGTCCAGGCTCAAAAACAATGGATTGTTCTCACCGCAGCAGGCGCATGAAAAACCAAGCGCCTCGAACATTTCCACCTTGAGTCTAGCTACCTCATACCTGCCACCACAAGCACAGCAATAATTCCTTCTGCTTTTCCCGGAGAAGGAGAGTCGAAATTTCGCTTCGTCTTTCAACTCTCCGCATCGGGAACATTGTCTTAGCATGACACCCTCCATCAAGAGTGTACCACACTAAGGCACGTAAAGCATCAGGGTCCGTACGAAAAGAAGGTTCCACGCCACGTAAGTGGAACAACCGAAAAGCGTTGCGTCGATTTGAACAACAGAACTTCCGTCTTGAAATCGTCATCCGTAGAGGCCATCAGCGGCTCACGGTCGTACATGTTGAGCTGATGTCCTTCCTTGTCAGCAATTAATCCCCAGCCGTTCGGAGAGGTCAGGTAGTTAAGTTCCAACCCCTGTAAGTTTTCGGCCAGCACCCAGTTCAATTCGTTGTTCGATGATCCGGGTACGCCAGGAGAGCCTAGCAACTCGCGCACGTTCCGGCGTTGCTGGACCGTGTGAATGAGCCACTTCGGCTTTACGTGGGTCGGGATGCCGCGATCATCCGGCTGCAAGGCAAACATCGTCACAGCCTGTTGCAGAGATGTCATGGTCAAATCGCTGTCGGGGTTCGGGCGGTTCGGGTAGTTACCAGCCGTGTTGATGATCGTGGAAATGTTCGGCGCAAGCGTTGTCGCCTGCGGCCCACCCATCAAAGGCTGGTTGATGTTGAACAGCGTGACACCGTTAGTTGTCGTAACTGTCGTTCCGCCGAGGTTGAACAGCGAGGCCGATACCGCTTCGCGGCAGTACAGTGCAGACCGAGCGTGTGACTTTGGTACGTTGCGAATGATACCGTACTTGTCGTCCGCGATCAGTTGCCGGGTCGCCTGCGAAAGTAACCCGTACTGGATATGCACGGCACGCTTCATACCGCCCTGGATAATGCCATCAGACTGTGGCGGCGTTCCTTCTGGCATCATCGGCATTGGACCAGTCCCCGACAATTCGTAGAGCGTTTCATACGCATCGTCGCTCGACATCTCATTCAGGAAGTGCGTGTACTGAGGCGCGTGCTCCTTGAGGTCAGAAAATTGGACGAATATATGTCTCAGCCCTGGTGCCAACAGTGGCGGAAACATATTTCTTGACATGAAATTGTTCACGCAATCCTCCTAAAAATCCTTTGCCGACTACGAGAAAATCTGCGCTACAGCGGGAAGCACTTGGAAAATAACGTGTCCACCGACTGTACCAACCGCTTCCAGCGGGTTCAGGCCAACGATGCGAACCGCCGCGCTCGCGCCTGTCTTGTTCGTGTCAACGTACCAGAAGTTGTTCCCAGTGTCCTTGGTCAGACCGTAGGCCACGCCTACTTGCTGGTTCGTAGTTGCTACCGGCGTAACGGTTGCCGAAGTTCCAATGCGAGCAGTGAACAGCGTGTTTGGCTGCGCTACCGCGTAGTACGCGAAACCATCCGCCAGCGGTGTCATCACCGGAATGATTACAGCGAGAGACTGTGTGGAGTTTGCCGCAAACGTGCCCACCGCACCACCGACAAGGATAGGACCAAACGGTGCAGGGTTGCCCGCCCCGGTCGTTCCCAAGTTCTGCGCGTTCTGGATTGAGAAGCCAGCAATCCCAGCCGTTAGCGTTGTGCCATCCCAAAGTTGTACGCCGCCATCAGTCGCGTTGATCTGCACCGGCATACCGTACAGGAAAGTTTGCCCAGCCTCTTCGACGGTGGCCCGCGTCTGAAAGGAGATTGCCCCGCCGCTGTCCAACTGTGCTTCTACTGCGTCTGCGAATGAGGCCATGAGATTATTCTCCTCGTTGTACCGTTACGGAATTTCCAGGCTTTGCCTTGCTGCGAGCATCCGAAATTTGTTCTTCGTTCATCATCTCCGTATTAACTCCGGGGATGAGATTCGATGACATGGGCTTCCCAGTGAACGATGGCGCTACGCTTCGATCACCAACACCTTCACGGTCGTAAGCAACCTCCGCGAACGGCTGCGGGTATGCAAGCTGGAACGCGGCGATGTTCTGCGCCTTGCGAGATGCACGCCAAATTGACATAGGGCACTTCATCAACCGGCGATCACCAGAGCGGATTTCATCAGAAAACCCTTTTCCATCCTTGGATTTCCTATCCTTGCTGCGGCCTTGCACAGCATCCTCGCTGCACATCTGCACGTCGTCCGTGGTGGCGTAACTCCATCCGGCCCAGCGCAACCCTTCCACGCGCTCATGCCAAGGATTCTGACCGCAGATGTCCTTTGCCCAGTGGTAGTGATAGTCGGTGTTGAGGAATTTTTCTACCTTGCCGGATTCGGGAGGGGCAATGCTGCGAGCTTCGACGCTTGGGTTTATGAGGTCCCGCAACTCTTCAGGCCACGCATTCGTGTTCTTCCCGAAGTCTGCTACTAACTGCTCACGTATTTTCGCGGGGAGATTGAAACTCATACTGCCTCGCGCTTCATAAATTCAGCGAATTCTTTCGGGTCGATTTTGAGCTTTGCAAGCTGCTCGCTGGCCGTGAGGCGCTTACCGCTGCGTGGGTCCTGCCAGTCCAAGCTGGCGTCATTGTACGGGGAGTCCTCTCCACCCGTACCAGCGCTCGCGTCCTCGATGAAAAACTTGGAATCCTTGTTGCTGTACCGCAGGCCACCTTTTTTAGCTTCACGGCCTACCAACATGTCGATCACGTTCTGACAGTACTGCGCGTAGTTCGGTTCGGTTTTCTTCTGCCAGGGAGTTCCGGCGAAAAGCTGCTTCGCCTCAGCAACGATTTGCGGCCACTGATCCTTTACCGCCTGAATGCAATCGTTCTCAGTGAAGCGTGCGGCGTTCATCACGTTCAACGCAAAATTCGCTTTGTTGTCCCGGTCGAGTCTTTCTGCTTCGGTGAGTTCCGTTCCGTCTGCTTTCTTGTTCGGGTCAGGCGGGGGTTCCTTGAACTGTTCTTCGATCTTCGCTTGCCAACTCGCTACGCTCTCCACTTTTTCGGAGATGGGCTTGAGGCGTTCATCGAGTTTCGCAGAGAACGCATCGAGTAGCTGGTCAACTTCAGACTTGGATTGATCGTCCTTCTTTTCGTCCGGCTTTTTGTTCCACAATCCCATTACTCTCAGTACCTCTCACATGTGAGGATACTCCAGAAGTACTAGGACTTGTCAAGGACGATTTTTCATAACTTAGTAGGAAGCGCCTCCACCACCTCTCCGACACAATTAACGGCTCGTCTGTGTCGCATAGGTGCAGGTAGACTGGCGGGTGGGTTTTCACTTGACACGCTCCTTCCACTGTTTCAAGTCTTTCGCGAGATTGATTACTTCCTCAAAGGCCGCAATCTTCCCGCGATAGAAACATTGAATCTTTTCTGCTGCTTCATCCCGTGGCACGTT